CTCCAAAGCCTCAGCAGGGCTCGACGCTGGAGCCTTGCAGTCTTCAACGGCGACAGCCGTTAACGCCACTGTGAGCGCCGCACAGCAACACATAGAACTAATTGCGCGTGTATTTGCCGAGACTGGTATGAAGCAGCTATATAAAATTGTTCTACATTTATTAACCACGCACCAAGACGCGCCTCGAATGGTTAGGTTGACTAATAATTTCGTGCCGATAGATCCCCGTACTTGGAATAGTAATATGGACGTGTCTGTCCGTGTCGCTCTTGGGCGTGGCACAGATACTGAGCGTATGATGATGCTCAAGCAGATTGGCGAGATGCAGAGAGAGGCAATGCAGACTATGGGAGCCGTAAACCCACTGACTGACATTAATAAGCTTGCCAATACACTGAAGGCGATGACAGAGCTTGCCGGGTTTAAAGATACCTCGCAATTCTGGAGTGACCCGGCACAATTCCAGCCGCCTCCACAAGAGGATAAGCCAGATATTCAAGAGCAACTCATTGCCGTTCAAATCCAGCAGATACAAGCCGACATTCAGAAAAAGGCGGCGGAGCTTAATTTAGAGCGCGATAAAATGATGATGGATGATGATCGTAAACGAGATGAGCTTGACGCTGATTTATTTGTAAAAGCTGAAGAAATGAAAGCTAAGTACGGAACACAATTAAACGTAGAAAAAATCAGGTCAGAACTAGCGATCAATCGTGAAGTTATGAAGGCTCAGGCTGAAGTTTTAAAAGGTGCTGTAGATGATAAAGAAAACTAGGCAGCAAGTCATAGACGACGGGGCGGAGGCTGACAGGCTTCTAAATACAGAATTACCTCGCTTTATGGATGAGCTGGAAGCAGAGATCTGGGAAGAATTTAAAAAATCTGACCCCAGTGACAAGGATGGCCGGGAGGTTATTTTTGGTAGAGCGTGTGGCATTGAAAATGTAAAAACAATGCTTCACAGATTAAAACAAAACGCGACTATTGAAAAAAATAGAAAATAGCGCATAATGGAGTTAAGCAATGTCAGAAACCAACAACCCTAATGGGACTGATCTGAACACCGCAAGAAATGCAATTAAAGCCTTACTAACGCCCCAAGAGGATACCGTGACGGAGGAACAAGTTGCGCTTGAGACTGAAACTACTGAAGCTGAACAAGTTGAGGAACAGGTAGAGGAAGTCGAAATGTCCGAGGATACGCAAGTATCTGAAGACGGTCTTGAAGTTGAAGAGGAAGCAGAAGAATTTGAAGACGCATCTCTGGACATACTTGGACAAGTAGTCGAAGTAGACGGCGAGGAGATAACTGTTGAAGAACTCAGACGCGGAAACCTAAGACAAAGAGATTATACACGCAAAACTCAAGAGCTCTCTGAATACAAAAAATCAGTAGAAGCTCAAGCAATTGAGATGGAGCGTGAGCGTGCTCAATATGCTCAAATGCTTCCTGCTTTGCAGGATAGACTAGAGCAACAGGAGCCGGAGCCGGATTGGGACACTCTGTATGATCAGGATCCTAACATGGCAAGGAAGGCAGAACGTGCTTGGCAGACACAGCAAAAGGAGCGACTAGCTTCTATTGATGCGGTTAAGGCCGAGCGTCAGCGAATGCAACAGGTTGAAGCAGAGCGTATGGAAAATTACCAATTGCAATACCAAGCGCAGCAGCGAGAAATTTTGCCCGACTTAATCCCGGAGTGGCGCGATACAAAAGTTGCATCGAATGAGGCTAAACAGGTTCGAGACTTTCTCCTTGGGGAAGGATTTTCAGAGCAAGATATTAGCGGATTAAAAAATGCGACACTTGTAAGAGTAGCGAGGAAAGCCATGCTGTATGAAAAAGGGCAGACTAAAGCGACGGAGGCAAAGACTAAGCCTAAGAAGCCACAGCCCAGAACTCTAAGAGCTGGATCTCGAAACACGCAGCCAAAGCCTAAGACTGAGCAAAAACAAGCGCTACAACGCGCACGTCAAACTGGCAAAGTGGCTGACGCCGCTGCCGCAATTAAACACTTACTCTAGGAGGCTGTAATGGCTATAACTACCAATACGTTCACATCCTTTGACGCCAAAGGTATTCGTGAGCAATTATCTGAAGTAATTTCGAGCATTTCCCCCGAAGAGGTCCCACTGCAAAGTAACCTTGGAAGCGTCAATGTTTCTAACACATATTTTGAGTGGCAGACTGACTCATTAAATGCTGTTTCAAAAACGGCGAGAGCTGATGGCGATGATGTTGGAAACACTTTTGACAGTACATCTGCAACAACTCGCGTCGGTAATTATACGCACATTTTGCGTAGAACAGCTATCGTTGCCGACAACCTATCTGACCAGTCGTTGGCCGGAAGATCGGATGAAATGGCGATGCAATTAGCGAAGCGAGGACGTGAGCTCCGTCGAGACTACGAAGCAGTTTTCACGGATAATAACGCCGCCGTAGCAGGAAACTCATCTACGCCGCGTGAGACTGCTGGCTTGGGTGCATGGATTGCAACTAACGACATTATGGGTGCTGCTGGTAGCCCTGCAAGTCCAACTGGTGACGGAACCGATGCTCGTACTGACGGGACCCAAAGGGTCTTTACTGAGGCTATGTTAAAATCGGCCATGCAGTTAGCATTTACTTCTGGCGGTAAGCCATCAATTATGATGACTGGCCCGTTCAACAAAACCAAAGTATCAGGTTTTGCTGGTATTGCTGCACAGCGCTACATGGCTCCAAGTGATGGCCCAACTACGATTATTGGGGCTGCTGACGTTTATTTGAGCGATTTCGGGAGCTTATCCTGTGTAGTTAACCTTTTTCAAAGAGAAAGAGACTGCTTTCTGTTAGACCCAGAGTTAGCAGAAATTGCTGTTCTACGTCCTATCCAGACCGTTGATCTAGCCAAAACTGGTGACGCAACCAGAAAAATGGTTCTCGGCGAGATGGGCTTACAGGTTACCAATGAGGCTGGACACGCCGGTGTGTTCGATCTTACAACATCATAAAATATTTAGGGGCAGCTTAATTGTTGCCCCTACTCCCTGGGAATAGCCCTTTAAAAACAAGGACTTATATAAGATGAAAAAATTATGGAGCCATGATCCAGTAACCGGGATAAAGAAGTACTGGCACGTAACTGGCAAGGGTGAGTATGTCGTTGAGACAGTTATGGACGTTAAGCCAATTGTGGAGGCTAATAAAAAGCAAAGAAATAACATGGATAAGAGACATAAGGACGTCAATAAAGTTGCCTCAATACCGCTTCCAATATACTACGAGCTAAAGCGTAAGGGTATCGCTGACGATCCTAAGGCATTATTTAAGTGGCTAAATGATAGCGATAATGCTTGGACTAGAACAAGAGAAAGCACGCTATGAGTATTGCAAACTATACCGACTTAAAAAGTTCGATAGCAGATTTTTTAAATCGTGATGATCTTACTTCAGTTATTCCTGATTTTATAACTCTAGCCGAGGCCGACATGAATAGAAGGCTTAGGCATTGGAGAATGGAGGCCCGTAAGGTAGCTCTTTTAGATACTCAATACACAGCCTTCCCACTCGATTTTATCGAGGGTATACGCCTGATGTTGACGGGTACTACAGAATTCAGAATGGAGCTCATTACTCTTAGCGAATTAATGGACAAAAGAGCCGAGAGTAATGCCTCAGGAACTCCAAGATTTTATGCATCTGTCGATGGGTCTTTTGAAGTTTACCCTACGCCAGATCAAGACTACACACTTGAGATGCTTTACTACGAAAGAATAGAGGCGTTAAGTAGTAGCATTGCAACAAATTGGGTTTTGACTTACTACCCAGATATTTACCTTTATGGGGCCCTAACGCACAGTGCCCCATACTTAGGAGAAGACGCTCGAACGAAAGTTTGGGCGGAGTTGTATCAAAACGCGATAAGTGGTACAAACATGGAAGACCAACAGGCCAAGTCTAGCGGATCAGGCCACAGAATGAGAATTAGGAGTTTTGGATAAATGGCAAGTTTTACTAAAGTAAATGACTTTGTGGTCAATCTGGCGAACGCTATGGACATGAATGCTGACACGTTTAAAATTGCGCTTTCTAACACTGACCCAACATCTGGCACAAGTGTCGTAACAGATGGAAATGGTGTGTTGGCTAATTGTTCGGAGATATCGTATACAAATCTTTCGGACAGAACATTGGCAAATGTAACCAGTACTCAAACAGGTGGCGTTTATAAATTATCAGCAGATGATAAAGTTTTAACTGCCTCTGGCGGT